ACTTTTCCAAAGTCTGGAAACCGTGAATCAACTGATCCACGAAATGCTTTATAAATATTATCAGCAGTCTTTGCTTGATCATTAGATGTTCCTGCTGACTGCATTGCAAATCCAGATATCTCATCAAGGATAGCCATGAATAGGTTTAGACCCTCATGGGATTCTCGTTCAGAGTGTCCTGAGTAAACAGTAATTGATTTATCAAACTTTACACTTCCAACTTTTGGATCATACTTTCCAGCAAACCATGGTGACCTTGCTATCTTTTTTATAAAATTATCAAAGAAAACATTCTTTGCTTGCTCAGCATTAATAGCTATGTTAATCAAATCAATAGCGTCACTTGGTGGCTTTCCATAGTACATAGCTGGATCTTTTAAGCATAAAAGCTTATAAACCACATATGCTACACCAATAGTTGATGTGTGATCTTTTCCGCTACCTTTTCCTAGTTGTTGTATAATTTCTACTTTTGTATATTTTTTAAAATGTTCTGTACCATTTTCATGGCCAAGCATTTTAATTAAATCATCTTGTCTATAAATCTGACTCATACACTCAACAAGTAGATATTGATACTCAGAAAGCTCTGGAAGCCCCAAGTACTCTGGAGCAGTAACAAAAGTTTTAACATCCACTGGAATTTCATCAAAGGAATTATCTTCAAGTGCCTCCATGAAATCCGAAAGATCAATTGTCAATTATCAAAGCCTCCGACGATCTATTAATTTCTGAAAGTCTAGTAAAAATTTCATCTCTAATTGCTGGATGCTTTGACGCAATATCTTTGAGAATGTTGATGAGAATCTCATGTTTACGCTCCATTACAGCTAGTTCTTCTGCTATTTCTTTATTATCAAGTAGACCAGCACGATGCAACATGTCTAATCTTTTTGCTTCAATATCAGATATTAATTTAATAGCTGTAGTTTTTGCGCCTAAATTAGCAGTCTGATCTGCTGAATCAATAACCTCGTAAGCCTTTTTTATCAAACCTGAATAGTGTTGGTCAGCACCAGCTAGTGCTTCTCTAGCCCTAGCATGAATTGCCTCATTGCTTGCCACCATCTCTCGCCAGTCGTTTAATAATGACGCCACACGAGTTCTTGGCATATCTAATATTTTTGCAATTTCTGCGGTATCTGTACCCTTAAGATACTCAACTGCAACCTTATTGACTTGATCAATATGATTTATGAGGTCTGCGTTTTTTTCCACGCTTGCTCTCCTTTAATTTAACCTTTACCCTATCAGGGTAAAAAGATCGCATACCGCACCCTATTCCCTTTTCTAACTGTATACAATCTATCCATGAAGTTTCAGTCTTAGGATTAGTAACAAAGTTTAAAAACTTAAACTCAGTTCCCCATATTCCTTTTATCTTTATAAAGTCACCTTGATTGACAACCTTATTATCAATAGTAGTAAAGGAATCAGAACGAATAAAAGGGTCAACGCCTGTATACTTCCGAACTCTGCCCATTCTATATCCTATCTGTAGAAGCCTCTAATAATTTTATCATGTAAGCTTTTTATTGTCAATACTTTCTAATCTTTTAATTTCATCAGTGATATAAAAAATTGCTTTTTTTAAATCTTCAATATGCTTATCTTCATTTTTAAGTCCAGCACGCCAGAGGTACTTAATGGCATTACCTATATTATAATTTCTATGACGAACAACCTCTATACATTCAACACCAGATGGGTCACTTGTATAATGCTTTGGGTGATTCACCATGTCGTTCATCTTCTTCCCTTTCTACCCATCTTTAATCCAAACTTATTTAGATAAAGATATATTGTTTGTTGTGAACAGCCACATTCAGCAGCTATCTCTTCTGGAGTTTTTTTATCCTGTACATATCTTTTATGTAACCAACTTTTATTTTTATACAGGTCATGTCTAGCCATTAGAATAACACATTCCATTTATCTGATACATACCAACCTATTGCTATTGCATCAGCAACATCGTCATCTTCTACTTTTATTTTAAAGTTTTTATTAACTGACTGTATTGTTCTATTTTTTCTTGTCTCTCGTTCTTTACCCTTGTACCATGAGTGAGACTTTCCTGGGTTACTTTTTACTATATCTTGTTTTTCACTAGCTGTCAATAATCTTGTACCAACATAGTTTTGCCACTGCATTGGCGTTATTGTTTTAATAATTTTAATACCAGCTACCTGTGCTGATCCTATAATTGCACCCTGCACAAGTGACAACTGCATTGCCGTTTTTGGCGAATTAGAATATATTGCACTTTCAATGACCATAGCATCTGCCTTAATTTCCTTAAAAAACCACGTTGCCTTTTTACAGGCATCCCCTGCCTTATATAAAGCATCTGCCCCAGTAAACCTAATCTTTCCATACTTTATAAGTCTACCATCAACAAAGTATGAAAACGCTAATGAATTTGTTGAAGCGTCAATATTTATAATACTTTTTGGTTTAACGCTTTCTTCAATAGCACGTTTAATTTTGCTCATAGTCAAAGTAGTTTTTCAGCTCCTTCATAAAGCTATTCATTTTTTTCTTGTGTACTAAACAGTTATCACACATTGATGAATCATTATAAATGCTTAGTGTTGTTCCGCAACCACCAGCACATTTCTTTTCTTTTCCTTTTCTTTTTTTTCTTTTTTCAATATGATATCTTTCTAAAATTTTTTCTTTACTTGCTTTCTGCCTGCACGGTGTGCTGCAATAAATCTGTTTTGCTGAATTAGGATGAAACTCTTCACCACACCATATGCAGTTTGGCATTTAAAATAACCCCTTTTCATCCTTTCTTCTTGCGATTTTAATATCACCAACTGCTGCACTACTACATGCATCTTTTAGTGGACAGCTATCGCATATCTTAATCTGCTTACCACCTCTAAATGGTATCTCTGGAAGCTTTCTATCTTTCCAGGCAGAGTGTACCTCTTTCATCCAGTTAAATAAATAATCTATAAAATCAACATGATCTTTATTTACTTTTACTGGAAGAATAATAATGTCATGTGAGTTTTTATTTTCATAAATAACTAAGCCATTATTTTTCTTGTATATTTTCATATATATCAAAAGTTGTAGAACGTGGTAGCTTGATGGCTTTCTAGTTTTTAAATAATACTCAAATCCAGTCTGATCCTTGGTCTTTATTTCTCCAATATACTCTTCATCTTTCCAGTTAATAAAGCAGTCTACCTTGCCACGAATTGGTGGGTCATCATGCTCTGTCCAAACCTCTGATGCAGTAAGAACCTCAGCATCTTCCATAGCTTTTTGAATTCTTTCATGACGGTCAGTTCCACTATCCATATTGGCTATTTCTTTACCAGTGTTACTATTTTGAAATGTGTTACCTTCAAAAGCAAGATACCAATATCTAGGGCAAACTCCATGACCAAATACTAGTGTTGATGGTGCAAAAGATGTTTTCTTTTGAAACTTTGGCTCATTTGCAGCTTCGTACCCTTTGATAATTTTTTGTACTAACTCATCAAACTCATTGAATGATGTGTCTGGCTCAGCAGACTTCCAATCATCATTAAAGTTATTGATATCATCAAATATATTTCTGCCACCACCAATAATCTTTTTAACTATGGTCTTAGCCATAATTTCTCGCAACATACTTAAGGCTATCAACTAGCCTATCTGTTCGCTCAGCGAGAGTATAATAAAAATTCTTTTTGCCACGCTCATCTTTTTTTACATTGGTATACCAAGTGGCTAGCATACCAAATTTAAAAGCATAGGCTTGCAACTGAACAATTAGCTGTGCAGCAACTGAAGGTGGAACATCTGGTTTTGCAATAAGCTTAGCAACTGATGCTAAAACCTTGTCTACCTCATCATCACTCATATACTCTTCTATTTGATTCATCCACGTTATTTCATTAATTAACTCAACTGTGCTCATACTTTTCCCTAATCTCTCTCAACTCTTCAAACTCGCTCCACTCAATTATAGCAAGTCTAACTTTTTTGTGTTCACCAAGGGCTAACATAATAACTGGTGACTTATTTGGATTTGTTTTTAATGTATCTGTTACTATTTTTGCCCAAACGTCTTGTGTTACTGAAAAAGACTTAGAGTATTCCTTTACATCAACAATGTATCTATCAAGGTTTCCGTCAGCCTTTTTCATTCCCCTGCCAGAATTTTTATGTGCCTGTGCCCCTATGCGCTTTAATTCAGCACGCTCGCTCATTAATATCCTCTTTCTTTAAAGATATTTACATTAGAAACATGCTCACACTCTTTACATTTCCATGTGATATCTAACTTTTCTGCATAGAATCTTGAGGTATTAATTTCTGTTTCACAATTCTGACAATAAAACTTTCCATGAATAATGCTATATTTATCTTGCTTAGACAAGTTCATTTACTCTTTCTGGATTTTGACGCAACCATTCAATTACCTTATTTCTTCCTTGAATACGTTCTCCAAGTACTGTATACCACGATCCTGTTTTCTCTATCTTTCCCAATTGCTCAGCAATATCAACTACCTCAGCAATATTATCTATACCTACCATAGGACCGTCAAAATAAAAGTCATACTGACCAGAGATAAATGCTGGACCAGTTTTATTAAAGTCAATGTTCCACGTTACAGTTCTTCCTATCTTTTTTTCAATAAGCCTATCTCCAATAGATACCTTGTCTTTAATTGCCTGATTCTCTGACTCTGATGACCATAACTTAACTACGGTAGAGGAAAAGAACTTGACTGCATGGCCTCCAGTTGGGGCATGACTTACATACATAGCACCAATTTGATTTCTCTGTTGAGAAATTAAAATAAGCAAAGTATTATTATTAGCATAGTTAAGCATCTTGACTGCATTAGTCATATCCCTAGCCTCTGCACCAATTTGCTTAGTATTCTCAAGAGCCTTTAGATCATCAGAATCTTTTTCAAAATAAATTGCTGGTAGCAGTGCAGATATTGAATCCACAACGATAATATCAATTTGATTTTTCATAAACTCTGTAGCATGAAAAACCATATCATTTATAGTCTTTGCATCACTATGAATTATTTTATCAACATCTACACCAAGTTTCTTTGCCCACGCTGGATCAAAGGACTGCTCTGCATCAATCCATGCACATAGCTTGCCTTCTTTTTGAGCCATACCAATAAGCTGTTGACAAAATGACGACTTACCTGCTGACTTGTTACCCCAAACTAGCACTTGTCTACCATATCCAAGGCCGCCTTGAAGTGCATTATTAAGACCTAAACTTGGAGTTTTTTGTTTATAGATCTCTACTGATCCACCTGTTGATATCTTTTTACGAAGTTTAGGATCTAGCTGAGCCATAAACTCTTCAATATTAATGCTTTCAATCATGCTAAAACACCATGCATTCTCTGCCTATCCTCATTAATCTTTATCTTCTTCTCAAAAATATCATGTAGCGATGGTATATTATTGTCTTTACCTACTAAAGAACCATCTTTGCACATACCATAATACAAATCAAGCACCCTAATTATAATGTCTGCAAACTCTTCTACTATCTTCTCTGCACCGTACTCTTTTCTTATTGCTTCTAGTACTTCTGTGGCTTCTGAATGAATCATAGCTATTTGCTTTAGATAAAAAATAATATGGGTATCTGAATTGTTTGGTTCCCAAAATCCTTTTTCTACTGCATTTTCATGTAGCATCTTTGCAGTAGCATCTAAATTAATTGTTCTCATATATCAATTCCTTTCAATGCAATTGTCCCATCTTTTAGTTCATTGATCAACACTTTTTTAATAGTTCCAGGTTCGCATTTCATATAGCCCTCTGCAAACATAGTTGGAAATACTACTACTGGAATAAGATTTCTTTCATGGTCAACAAGCACCATATGAGCCATTCTTTTGCCAGCTTTAGTTA